CCTCTTGAGATATTACAGAAGCTATTATTTCAAGAGGTGTAGCCAAAGCAGTGAGGATGGAACTTCAGCTTTACAGTGATGAAGATTTAACTCTAGGTGTAAATTCTAGTTCTCTAGGAGTTGCTACTAGCCTAACAGTGTTAGGTGGATTAACATATTCTCCATTAGAAACCAACGGTACAAATGTATCGTTTGACGCAGGTATTAGAGCAGGTGCTACAGGTACTGTTACTGTTAACATTTCAACCATGCGAGCCACTGGTCATGACTTCTTAGACATTGGTACTGGTTCTTATGCTGATACTAACTATCCAAGTAATATCTTTGGTGAGCCAGCTAACGAGCCGGACGTTGAAGCACAGGTAGTTGAAGTAACTACAGGTCGTGTATTCTATGTAAGTACTGACCAAAACGGTAACTTTAAAGTTGGTGACTTCTTTGCTGTTGACCAAGGTACTGGTAAACTTACGCTTGATGCTAAGATCGACTTGAAAGGTATTGACTCTCTCAAGTTACGCTCTGGTAATGAAATTTTTGAATTTACCAACGACATTACTATGGGCGGCGAAGGTGCGGCTGACCCACAGGCTGTTCCAACTGAATATGCTATTCGAAGTTATATTGACAAGCGATTAGGATTAAATCACTTTGGTGTTAGAGTTACAGACGGTCTAAGAGGTCCAGGTTATCTAGCTTTAGATGGTTCACTGGCAGTTAAAGGTACTATCGAAATGGACGGTAACACTCTACGTAACTTACCTGCTCCAAGAAGAGGAGCTGTAGGTGACACAGAAGCTGTGCCTAAGTTCTTCATGAAGCTAGGTAACGTAGAAGATGGTCCAGACTATTGGAGACCGGCATTAGGTACGCCAACTTATGCTATACAGAGAGCAGACATATTAGCATTTACTGGCACTGACAGTCAGTTTAGTCATGCTACAATGACTGGTGCGTTAACATTTACTTTAAACACAACAACACCGACTGATCCGTTTGTTGTTTCAACTATCAACGATAACGTTATAGTCAACGACGACATAAACTACGATGCTGCAATTTTACAACATAAACTTCAGTTAAATTATATCCGCGATACTGCTGCTGATGGATTTACAATCACAGCATATACAACTACTGGAGTTCCATCGGGTTTTACTAGATTTACTGCTAACGGACATGGTATTAGCGAAAATGACAGTATTGAGATCTTAGGCGAAACTACTGGAACGCTGTCAGGCATTAACAAACGCTGGAAGGCTGTAAGCATTACTACAAACACTTTTGATATTCCTATTACAGGCTTAACTGGTGTGCTTAGTGGTAATGCTAAAGTAAGAGAGCCCGGTATTCTTAGCGGTGCTAAGACCACAGAGTTTCAAATTTCAAACACAGGTTTCTTACAACTAAGACCATCAAGCAGTGTAGCAACGGGTGTTACATTTGACAAACTTGCTTATATCGATCCTGCTGTGTATGACGCTACAGATGAAACTACCTATGCTGGTGGCGGCACTAAACTACTAGGTAGACGTTCTTTACCAACTGCTGGTTCCGTAATAGGCAGTCCTGTACCAATCGATGCTAGAACTATTATAAGAGACGGTTTTGGATTATCTAAGTTTGATGTACCGTTAGAAGGTGTGATAGTACGAACCGACCTTAGTAATGATCCTACAGACGTCAGCTTCACATCCATTGGCTACGGTTCTGCTAACAGCAGTAATGATCTAGTACAGAGAGATGCTAACGGTGATTTCTCAGCTAACCTTATAACTACCAATGGTATCTTAACTAATGACAACATTACTATAGTCACTGATACTGCTAGTATTAGTAATCCTAAGGGTATTAGAGCAACTATTGGCAGTACAACTGCAACTATATTACAAAGAGCTATTGAAAGTACAGGCGACAATGCTTTTAAAACTGTTCTAAGAAATGGTAACGGTGGATTAGGTATTGTATTAGTTGATGGCAATAGTGCTGCTAACAAACGAACAGAATACTATGCTCAAGAACACAGAATCTATAATTCTACAGGTGGCGGTGGCATTTTAAATATTTCTGGGGGGATATTAAAAGCAGGTGGAGGTAGTAGTGCTGCCACTGTACAAGGTACATTTACCTTAGATATTGGGGCTACTTTCCAAGCCACATGGGCCGACTTAGCAGAGTGGTATAGTTCAGACAAAGAATACGAACCAGGAACTGTTTTAGAATTTGGTGGCGATGCCGAAGTACGTGCTTCAACCAAACAAGGAACTACTAGAGTAGCCGGTGTAGTAACTACTAACCCAGCATACACAATGAACCAGGGATTACAAGGAACTAGATCTTGCGTAGCTTTACAGGGACGTGTGCCATGTAAAGTAGTAGGAAAAGTTTACAAAGGCGATTTAATAATTGCAAGTTCAATATCAGGTGTTGCTATTTCGGCAGGCGAGGTTGCTCAGCCTGGTACAATAATTGGAAAAGCATTACAAAACTATGACAGTGATTATATCGGCCTGATAGAAGTTGCTGTAGGGAGATTATAAGAATGGCACAGAGAACAATATCAATAACACCCCCGCTGACTTGGGAAAAATTTGGTGGAGAGACTGAATCAATATTTGCCAAGATCAACGATAACTTTACTGAGTTATATCTTAGTATTGGTGGGTCCGGTGTTGACTTAACATCTCTTGGATCGAGTTTAATACCAGATTTTGACGAAGATCATGATCTAGGATCTAGCAGTAAGAAATGGGACAATATCTATGTAAGTTCAACCGGATTACACATCGGGACTGCGGTAATTACTTCTTCGGGCAGTATTGTAGATTTACCATTAGGTTCAACTATTGGCGGTATTACTCCAGCTATTCCTAGTGTCCTATCAGTTACTTCTATAGAATTAGATTCTGGAGTATTAGTTGATAATATTAGTACAGATACCACATTTGCCGTTGACAACGATAATTCTACATTAGCTACTAAACTAGCTGTAAAAACATACGTCGATAATCAAATACCTACAGACATTAATCAATTGTCTGATGTTGGCAATTTGCTTAGTGCTGGGTTGGAAAGTAGAACAACTGCTGTTGGCACTAGTGGAAGTTTAGCAACTAATGCCTCAGAAAATTTAGATTTAGTGGGATTTAAGAGTTATGCATTGTTAAAAATATTAACAAACAGAGCAGCATGGGTTCGAGTATATACATCACAGGCTGCTAGGTTTGCCGATACTTCAAGACTAATCACCGACGATCCGTTGCCGGGGTCCGGAGTTATAGCTGAAGCAATCACTGACGGTACCAACCCAGTTTTAATATCGCCAAGTATTATTGGATTCAATGATGAAACTGTTCCTACTACCGACGTGTATGTGAGAGTAACTAATACTGACGCTGTTACTGGAACTGTAACAGTGACGTTATCTTTAATAAAATTAGAGGTTTAAAATGTCTGAAATAGATCGTTACGAATATATAGTAACTCTTAAAAATAAAGAGGACTTGCCTCAATTCTATAACGATATGGAAACTCCTGGCGGCGATCTATATATTCCAGATCGATCTGTAACGGTAGCCAGTAGAAGACACATTAGCAGAAATACTCATTACTATCTTACCAACCAAGAAGCAGATTTATTAAAAAATGATCCTCGTGTAGCGGGAGTTTCTAGATTACCCAAAGATCTTGGTATGGAGCCAACTCCCTTCTGGAAGCAGACTGGAAAATTTGAAAAAAGCACAGCTATTCAATCTACTGATAAAAATTGGGGGTTAGCTAGAATTGTAAACGGGATTCAAACTAACGATTGGGGTACTAATGGATTATTCAACGAATTACAAACTGCTATATCTACAGATTCTGCAGGTGAACATGTAGATGTTGTGATCATTGATGCCCATATAAATCCTGCTCATCCCGAGTTTGCTCGTAATGAAGACGGCTCGGGCGGTACCAGAGTTATTCAATACGATTGGTTTCAACATCAAGCAGAAGTAGGATTAAGTGGTTTAGGAACATATAGCTACGCTTCCTTTAGTAGTAATCACGGAACACATACCGCAGGCACAACAGCAGGTAATACTCAAGGCTGGGCTAGAAAGTCTAATATCTATTATATGGAATTTGATTATCCTAGTTGGAGTCAACCTCAAGGTTGGGTGTTGTACCTATTTGATTTTCTTAGAGCATGGCATAACAGTAAACCAATTAATCCAGTTACTGGACGTAGAAATCCTACTGTCACAAATAACAGTTGGGGTTATAGCTACGGCAGTATATCACTTTCAAGTATAAACGAAGTTACATATCGCGGCAGTACAACTAATGTAGTTGGACAAACTACCGCGGCCAAAAGAGTTGTGTTAGAAAACAACGGTGTTCCTGTACCTGCAGGAACTTTTCTTTATAGAACTCCGGCAAGATATCCTGCTATGGAGGCAGACATTGCTGATGCTATTGATGATGGAATCATTGTCGTAGCTTCGGCTGGAAATAGTTATTGGTACGTTACTGACGACCCTACTCATCCAGATTATAATAATAGCATTACAGACAATGGCGGGGTATTATACCATTCTAATGGATCTAGCCCAGGAGCAGCCGCAGGAGTTATTTGTGTAGGAGCATTAAGTACTTCTACGCAAGAATATAAAACAAATTTTAGTAATTACGGTGACAGAATAGATATATGGGCTCCTGGACAAAATATAATATCAGCAGTTTACAATTCCACAGCGGCCAGTGAATTTGGAGTTACCTTAGCTGATGATCCAAGAAACTCTACTTTTAAACTAGGTTCAATATCAGGAACTAGTATGTCTGGGCCGCAAGTAGCAGGAGTAATTGCTTGTATTATGAGTAGATATCCTAATTTTACTCCTGAAGAATTATACGATTACCTAATTGAAAAATGTAAAACAGGGCAAATAGGAACTACTAACGGAAACTACGGAGATTTTACCAATCTTAGAGATAGTAAAAACAGATATCTATATTTTCCAATAGAAAGAGCACAGCAAGGCTCAGCTTTTCCAGATGTTAGTTACGATCAACGCCCAGCTGCAGGTAACATATATCCACGCCTACGTATTAGAAGACGCGGATAAATATTAGATAGAAACAATAATTATGGCTATAGAAACAGTAAACATAGGAAATTTAGTTAACGACGGGCTCGGTGACGATCTACGCACGGCTTTTCAAAAGGTTAATAATAGCCTTTTATCGTTAAACAGCGAGTTAGTTCTAGCAGGACGCAGTTTAGGCGACGGTGCTGCTGTATACAAAAGAAAATCAAACGCTAACGGCGACGCAACTATTGCTCCGGAAACGGAGTCAGATAGGTTAGAATTTAGGTCTATAAAAGGTTCTGCTAACATAACAGTTACAGAAAATTCCAACGATATTACTATTTCTACTCCGTTACAAAATGTTTTTACTAAAGTTTCGGTACCAGAAGCTAGTATAATAATTGGTGCTGATACTTCTGATACAACCCTAACTTTTGTAGGCGGGGTTAACACTAATCTAGAAGTTAACGGTAAAACAATAACAATTAATACTGATCCTGTAGGAAATCTTTTATTACAGAATCTAGATTTAAACACAAATAATATTATCGGTACTGGTAATATAACAATTAACGGGAACATTACTGCTAACAATTTTAATGGAGATCTTTGGGGCTACAATGGTTTTGAATCAGTGAGTGCGTTGTATTCTTTTGATTTTGGAACTTATACAAATGTATTCAACAATGCTCTACAATTTCTTGTTTCCAACAGTGACTTTGACATGGGAACTATAATAGTCCCAACTGATCTAGAAATAGATCTCGGAACGTTTTAACGGAGAATTATAAATGGCTCTAAGATTAAAAAGAGGAACCACAGCTGAAAGATTAACTTACACTCCACTCAATGGAGAGTTGGTTTATGACACGGATCAAAAAGCGATCTATATAGGAGACGGAGCCTTAGCCGGCGGAAAACTATTAGCTAGTGGCGGAACAATTATTGATGATATTGTTCTAAACGGAAATGACATTACCGGTACAGGCAATATTGACATAACTGGTGATATCGATGTAACTGGTAACATACATGCTACAGGTAATATAACATCAGACGGAACTATTACACTTGGTAATAATGACGCAGACGAAGTAGAATTTAAAGCAGAAATAATTTCTAATATTGTTCCAGATACAAATAATTCATACGACTTAGGTGCTCCACTTAAAAAATGGAATACAGTTTATGCTAACATTGTAGATGCTACTACTGTCAATGGAAACACTGAGGGATATCATACTGGAGACGTTACTGGATCTATATTTGCAGATAATTCAACGTTATTAGTTGATGCTACATCAGGAAGAATAGTTGGTCCCGTGTTTGCTAATGTCACTGGTAATACCGCAGGAACTCATACTGGAAACGTTATAGGTAATGTTCTTGGTGATGTCAACGGAAACGTAGCTGGTGTTGTTACTGGATCATTTATTGGTGCTGTACAAACTCCTGGAGGTGATGTTCTGTTTGACACTAGATTAAGCGGAGATATTACACTACCAGCAAATCTTTTAGGTGATGTATTTGGCTCTGTTTATGGCAATGACTCTACAAGGCTTGTTGATGGAGTTGAATCACGTATTAATGCTAATGGAACTGTTGATGAAGTTATTCCTGCGGTT